GTCTTCGAAACCTTTCAGAGCATCCTTTCTGCTCTTGAAATGTGGCTTCATGATCTCGAGCCATGCCATGCGGAACATGATCATACCAAAAATGCAATTGATGATTGTTGTCATCGGATTGCCTGAAGGCATGCCATGTGTGTTCTCGAAAATCTTGCCCCCAACAATGTGTTGTGCTTGGGACAGAGTGACTGAGAGACACTGCAAGGCCATGGCGTCTTTTGGATCTTTCAACCCAGTGAGCTTGGCAGCAACGTCAGAAACGGTTGCTTCGATGGCTTGGCATGTCTGACTGTTGTCAAATGAGCCAAAATCGCCAGCGACGCAATGCTTCCCAAAGAAGCCAAGCAATCGTGAAGCTGTGTCCCATTCCTCACTCAAAGGATTGATCCCGACACAACATTCATTCTCAAGCCTGCCTTCAATGACGCTGTTGCACATAGCACCGAAGTACATTCGGTAAATGATTGTGAACTCAAGCGGACATGCGGCTATCAGTCGTGTTTTCATGTCATCAACTGATTCGTTTGGTCTTGTCTCGTCTTTCATGAGATCCATGAAAACAACTTCTGGCACTTTACCAGATTCCAGTTGCTCAATGTATCCCATGACCCTCTCTCTGATTTCGTTGAGTTTTGGGTTGTCAAGATCATACTCCTCACCGTATCCAAGAATTGACTTCTTGCCGTCCCGGACTTCGGGATCCTGGCAGAGTGGCCAACCTGGTGACGTGTTCCTCGGAATCTTCTTGAAAGACTTGAGTTCGGGATGTCCAACAATCGCCTCCTCGAAGGTGAGTTTCATCCCTTTGTTCTTCATGCTCTTGTCTAATTTTGTGTAGACAGCACGGGCGCATGCAGCAAGGTCCTCCTCGTTAAGCGTGACATTGAGAGCGTCCTGCTTCTTGAGCGCTTTGTTGAGAGCCTGCCTGTTCAAAATTGCAGGTCTCTTGCTTGGAGTGTCCATGAGCCCATAAAGCTGCGACTTTCTGATTGCAGACTGCATGGGCTGGAAGACTGGCTTGTCGACAGTCCGCACAATCATGTGCGAAGTTTCCTCGTCGATCAAACCCGATTCAGTGCACACTGGAAGAACACCCATGCAGGGCTCTTCTTCAAAGCGTGCCATCATCTTGTCAAGCACTTCCCTTGTCACGACACTGGCAAAGCCCCTCTTTGTGGGGCCATCGTCGTTGCCTCCCATATGGATACCAATGATCCTTTCAGAATGGTTGGCATATGAGCCGGTGTACATGATCAAGGAACCGCAGTCACCACGAATGGTGTCTGCACAGTACGTGAAGATCTGATTGTGAATCGTGCCGTCCTGAGCGTAAACAACGCCCGACATGGTCCTCTTGCGGAGCTCCATCCGCTCCACTTCCTTCGGGGTGCGCAGCGCAATCAATGCCGTCTCAAAGTCCCTGTTTTGACGTGTTGTCTCCACAGTGGCAAAGAAAGGCCTGACATCGCGGCACACTGGCATGTATTTGCCGAATCGTACCAAAGCCAAGTCTCTCTCCTTGTCTACGACAAGGCAGGATTCCTCAGCAAAGGCCGACATCGGTATGCGAATTTGTCGTCGCACATTGCCATGTTGAACCAGGAGTAGCTCGGAGTTTGGATTCTCACGGAATTCCTCCTGAAACCTTTTGATGAAGTGGGCATTGAGCATCCCTGTTCGACCACAGATCATCGTGACAATACCACCACTGACTCTTTCATCGAAGTCAATATCCTCATCAGCGGCATACAAATGCCACTGGTTCCGCGTGGTGATACTTTTCGCCATTTTGACGTGGAATGGAAGCTCCTGTGGGTCAACTGCATCAAACAACTCTGCTTCATACTCTGCGGCCCATTTCTCAACATCTTCAGGTTTGCACCTGAGTGTCAATCCATGGAATGCGAGTGCTCCAGTGGCGGCAATTCCCTTCTTGATTTCTACAACAGCCTTCTTGCTCCATTTTCTCGATGGAAAGGCGCTGCTGCATTCTCCGGGGAAATTGAATCTTTCATAAGTGTCCTTGCACATCGCTGTCCAGAACTCTTTGGGATCCTCGAAGTGAGTTTTCACTTTCTTCTCAGACCATATCATCGAGCCTATCCAGGCGACAAACTTGCCACAAAATATGATTGATACAATCACCAAAACTGCAAGCAAAGCTCTCCTGATCCACTTCTTCTTCACTTCGTCTCTCACTCTCTGAATGAATGTCGCTGTGATGCGTGCGAACCATGAGGCCAGCGATTGCGTTGTTGCCTTGGCACGTGCGAGTAATGAAACTCGGCGGCCTCTGAGTGCACCCACCAATCTGCGGACAGGCTTGAAGAAACCTTCGTGTTGAATCTCTGTTGCCTCTCCTTCTTCTTCTGTGTCGAGGTCAATGATTCTCTTTGCTTCTGCATCCATGTCCGCAACGATCTTGCTGATGCGTTCGTTGCGTGCTCCAACCAACTTGCGGTGGCGCTCCTGCTGTTCACGAACTAGCTTGCAAACGCGATCGATGAGCTCGTCCCATGTCAACACCTCTTTCGTGATAAAGGTGGGATTGTCAAAATCGGGAATCGCTTCCAAGTGGTATTCGCATGCATCCGTGTCAAGCACTCCATTGCATTTGTTGCGGTCAAGCCTTCTCTTGGCTGCACCCATGTCCATTGTGTGATCTTGGCAATATTCCTTCTTTGGAATCATCTTGATCCAAAAATCAAAACGTCTCAAAAATGCCTCGGGCAATAGAATCGATGGAGAGTGAAACTGCTCCAGGTTCGTATTGCACACAATCAACGATGAAGTGAACGTCAAAACACCCTTCTTCTCGAGTGATGCTGCGTTCAATCTTGCAGGCGCTGTGTTCTTGAAGCGGAAGATTGGGAACATGTCGTCTTTCTGTCCCTTTGTTGTTTGGAACTGACCCATATCTTCAATGACCATTGCTTCTTGACCATTGTAACCATTCACGTGGTCCTCCTCTGGTAAGAGCTGATACAATTGAGAATCCTTGTTCTTAAGGTATTCCTCTATCTGCTCTTTTGACAAAATGGATTTGCACAGAATAGCATCAATGAATGCTGGTGTGATGGTGGATTTACCTATTCCAGATGCTCCTTTGAAGCACACTAGAACAGGTTCCATGCGTTCTGTTGGGCTTACGCCCTGATGGCCATAGTAGTTCTCCATCGTTGTCAGCAACTGCATGACCATCGCCATGTACGACGACGCCGACGGCGTCATTGCCATATCTGACTTCTTGATCTCAATTGCTCGCATCCTCAGTTGATACACTCTCTTGGCACCTTGAGTGGCGTCTGAAAGACGCCCCTGAGCAAACTCCTCATAGAGAGCAGCAACATCTGAGCCCCATGACTCCAATTTGCTGTTCTTAACGAAATGCTTGCTGAACGATGTGCCGAAAATGCCATCAAATGACCTTGACAAAAATCCAACGATCTCATTGAGGAGTGATTTGACATCTCCTGCCAACTTGTGATCCATGATGAGTTTCTTGAGTCCACCTTTCTGTGTTCCAGACAAGACAAAACCAATGCCAACACCAACTGCGGTGTTAATGAATCCGCTCAAAATATGTGATAGAGCGGCTGGTTTGTCAAGAAGTCCTTCGTAGTCGACTTTCTCACCATCTTCCTCCTTCAACGGAATGACTGCCTCGGGATGATCTTTCAAATAGTCTCGACGCCCATACAGCTTCTTGGGGGCTTTGACACCCGCTGCGTGGCAAGCATCAATCTGCTCGCATAGCTGTTCATACGTCATAGACTTCTCAAAGTCATCAAGCCGTGAGTCAATCATCTCATCAAGACTGTTTTCGATGAATGAAAAGCTCGTTTTAAAGAGCCCAACTCCAGCGATCAGTTTGAGGATGAGGACCAAGAAAGAATGCGCGTCATTCATCTTCTTCATTGCAACGACTGAGATCATGATGGAAACCAACATAGAAATGATTGTGGATAAATTCTCCAGCTTCAAAATGTGTTGTAGAACAACTTTGTTGTTGTTGGCGACATCTTTGACCTTGTCCATTGTTTTTGCGAAGACATCAGACATTGACTCTCTCGTCTCTTTGTTGAGTCCAAACTTTCCATTGAAGAGTCCTTCATATTCAACATCGACGACTTGAGCCATCCAATTCTTGCTCCTGAGAGCCTCTGCACGTCGTTTGGCAATCATATCACGCCTGTCCTCCTTAGAGGGCGCAATGTGTTGCTTGTGTTTGGGGGTGCGATACTTGCGGAGTCTGATAGACTCAGTATGCGCCCCGTGCAGATGCACTTCTTCGCGAGCTCGTGAAACGAAATCGCGGTTTGCGGGTAAAACCCGCTCTCGCATGTTAGATGCACTCTTTATTGTGTGCTTCTTAACATGTTCAGGAATAATATCGAGAGATAAATCTCTCTCCACCACCCTGGCGTACCCTTTCTCCATCAGATCGAGCACAGCATCAGAACCACGAGATAGCGGTCCAGCGCATGTGCCACGTCCCTCGAAACGAGCGACGATTTCAGCCGGGCCAAAAGCCAGGGCATCCACTGATACATCTGTTGGAATAAATTCCGGGTTGTAGGTTTTAAGCTCCTCAGCTGTCCAAGTTGAAGTATCCATAAATAAATAGTTCAATCATAAAAAGGCCGAAACGGCAAGACACTAATTTGGGTATTGCCCCGAGGTCGTGTAACCTCACTATCCGATTAAGTTCTGTCTCCAGATGGCTTCCTTTCAATAAAATATTTGATACTAAGATTCATTACTCTATATTCCGTGTTCGAGTCACTCTACTAGGGAACATTTTCACTTCACATGCGTATCGCATAAAATACATCATCAAGCGGTGCCAATTGTTAAAACAATACTTTGGAACCTTTTATGGTTTGGGGGGGTTGATAGTTCTCTATCAGCGAGTAAACAATGTCTGTCGAAGTTAAATACGAAATGCCTTCTAATGCTGTAAACAATAGACTATAAGCTCTGATTTAAATGATATGCACACACTCATGATGTAGTGTGCATTCACAAACGTAAGCAAAATAGATTTATAACGTCCAACACACTAGTAAGTCAAGTGTACAATCGTAGAACAAAC